TGGTTAAATAAGTATCTTCATCTAAAACTAGAGGCATGTTATCAATCCAGCCAGTTCCATCTGCTTGAACATCAGCATCAGCTGGAGTAGAAGCTAAAGTACCACCAGCTTCGTTATACCAAACATATTGATAAAAGTATTTTGTTTGACCAGTGCCAGCACCAGTTTTAGCAACAGTTGGATAAGAAGCACCAGGATCAGCTAGAGCAGTATAAATATGCCAACCATCATCATCTAGCCAAATAAGATCATCTACAGCATTAGCAAAATAAAGTCTTGAACCAACTTGAACAATCCAAGTAGTAGTAGTTGTATCAAAAGTAGGAGTTCCAGTAGTAAATTCTGGAGTAGTCCCAGAATAACCATCTGGAGCATCTGCTGATAAAGCATCCCATGTAACAGCATCAAAATCCCAATATTCAGGGACTCCAGCATCAGATATTCTAATAAAATAATCTTCTCCATTTATATTGTATGCAGAATTTAATTGATCTATTGTAGAACCATCAGTAGCAGCATCACCAATAACTTTAGATCCTTGTCTTTTTGAAATAGTCCCATACTGGGAATAGATACCATTGATTAACTCAGATAGTTCAGAATCTTTAAGTGTTGACGGATGAGCTAAAGTATTAAGACCTTCTGGGAACCCACTGCTACCAGTTCTCTTAATCGGAGCATTTGTTCTTCTTTTTTTCTTAACGTACACAAAACCTCCTTTAAGATTGATAATTACGACCAACCCTATTTGTATAATAAGCCTTTGCTTTTAACAGCCTGTCGACCCTAGTTACCTGATCTTCTTTATTAGTAAGCAATTCACTCTTATCTGGTATAACCTCTAATGCTAAATATTCTTGGAATCGATTCTCAGCATCTTCTTCAGCCTTGTCTTGAGAACCTTCTTGGTTTGCCTGTCTGTAATATTCTGCTAGAGCAGCAAAACCGATCATATCTCCTGGTAAAAGTAACCTATCAGTTAGTGCATTTGGAACGCCTGGTTGAGAGAAGTACCAAAGAATAACAGTAGCATCTGTTTCAACTACTGCATCATCAAATCTCATCTGCCATTGACCATAATTTTCATCATCAACATCGTTAATCATTTCAACAAATATTGTTTGCTCATCAGAATTTTCAGCCTCATTCCAGTCAACTCCATCAACGATACACATATAAAGTCCATTGGGTTTATAAAACCTATCTGGAAGAACGTGTGTCTCTGCGTCTGCTGTTAAAGTGATTACCTCTCTAGTTAGACATCTTCTCCAAAATGCTCTTCTAGCGTACTCTTCTTGTTTATTTTGAACCCACCCGATCCACTGATCGTATTCATCATCACCTTCTGTTGGGACTGTGCCCCCAGCGAAAGGAGCCATAAATGATAAAACGTCACCTAGTGTTTGGATGGTTGTCTGAACTTCGGTTAAAGCCATAATACTATAATATTAGAGTTTTTTAGTGTTGTTTGTGACCAATTTAAACAAAAAGGAGGATCTTTCGATCCTCCCTTTCTATACTCCTGATACTACTTCCTACGCTGGGTAGGGGAAAGTGGCATCATTCGCGGTATAGGCTTGCACTAAATCAATGGATAAATCATAAGATTGTCCATTTGTAAAAGTACGAGTCTCAAGATTTGAATCTTGATTTCTTCCTAATACAAAAGTTGTGTTACCTACTGCTGTTTCTGACATAAAATTCCTTTCATTAAATAGAGTGGGGGAAGTGGGATACCTCCCCCATTATTCTCTATATATTTTTTTTAGTCTAATCCCAAGTTATACAAGTAGACACAGGCTTCAGGTACATCCATCTTGAATGTGTATTCACCTAGTATCTGCCATCTATAACTATCACCTAGCTTAGCTAGAGGGGTAGTAAACCATCCTCTTTTTTGCATAGGCTTATATCCGATCATAGACTCGTCAACCATGAAGACGTAATCATCCATGACCTCACCCATTCCTTGAAGTTGAACAACGTCAATTTCACCAAATGTGTGGGACATATAAGTTTTAACAACTCCGACACCCCTGCTCTTCTCACGAAGCACAGTTCTTGTCGTGTCATCTTGGATATACTTAAACTTCTTCATAAACTTAGGAGTGACATACATGACTGGCTTGTCGAATGCATTTTCAGCAATCAGGTCTAAAGCCTCATCAATAGTGTCTTCCACAGTTCTATCCGTAGCCCAAATATCTCCACCAAAATCAACTGCATTTGCAGCAGCATAAGTGTCGATCATAAATTTCATACCACCTAATGTAGTAGTTTTACGAGCATCGTCTTTGGTTCTTACACCTACAACTAATTGGCGTTGAAATTTCTCAACCAATTCACTTTGCTTTCTAGCAATGAGTTGACCACTGTTCTCTTCTCCACGAATCATTGACATGTGTTCAGTCCCAGTAAGATCTACAACATCTTCCAAGATGGAAGTGTAGTTGTATAAATCAATAAAGGGAGTAACCACCATGTCATCAGCGGTCTTACCTTGAGCGGTAGCCATACCGATAACAGAGACAGCCTCATTGTTTACCATTGTAGTCTGAGCGGTAGATCCTGTTAAGAAACGGAAGGTTACATTAACACCACCACCTACAGATTCAACAATATATTGTGAGCCAGCTGAGTCTTGGAAAATATCATCTACATTAAATACCCCTGGGTCATTAACAACAATTACGATTCCATCAGCTGCACAACCTACGTTGACAGTTGACTGTAATTTTCTATTGTCTCTGGTTCCCCATTCATATTTATGAGACTTGACAGCCTTTTTAAAGTTTTTGCCGTTTAGGCGTTTGATCAGTTCTTTTCTATAATTAGGATACTTTACGATTTGATCTTCAATACTAATGTGAAGGTCTGTGTCGCTTGCACCTAATGTAGATCTCTGACCATATTGAACTCCAGCCATATTTACCTTTCATAGAGGCTATTAACCTCCGTATGCTTTTTTTATTTTCTGGGCAATAGATGTGCCTGGGTCTGCTGAATCAACAGCACCAGTCTTCTTGCTTTTTCCAGATGTAACTTTACCTGCTTGCTTCACTTTGACATCAGTCTGTGCCTTTTTAGAGCCCTGCTTTCTTGCCCTACCTGCTGCCTCCATAACTTTGTCGGCAATTTGTAAGACAGAAATCTTTCCCCTAAAGGTATTCGTTGCTGGATCGAAATCCAGATCCTTGTAAAGTCCGCCAATCGAACTCTCGAGTTTACTATCGTAATCTGAGCTATTCGGATTAAGTTCAGGGTATTTTTCCTGAACCGTGGTAATGTCCTTGCTCATATTGTTTGCAATACGCTCAAGTCTACGACTACTATTAAATCCCTTATAACTCTCTCGAAGACGAGTGTTTTCGACTTTAAGTTCTTCAATAGTTTTTGCAAACTTATTAAATCCCTTAGCAACGTCATCAGCTGTTTTAAAACTATCAGGAGTGAATTCGTCAGTTACCTCTGCTTTCTCTTCTTTGATTTCAGCTTTCGCTTGAGTCAAAGTCATGCCGTTTTGTTCGGCATATCTTTTGAGCATAGCAGGGTTACCTAGAACCCCTTCCATCTGCTTAATTCGAGCGTTGGCGTTAGCCAACTGCTGATGTACCGCAGATTGGGGATTTGGATCAAGTTTCGTACCCTTTTCAGTTAACTCGACTTTTTCCCCCCCTTCCTCGGTTGAAGTTTCAGTTTCCTGAACTTCTTCCTCGGTTTCAGTTTTAACCCCTGATTCCTCAACTTCCGTTGATTCCTCAGTACCAATGTCGCTAGACTGCTCGCCTACCGTAACAGATTCTTCTGCCATAGATTCCTTTCTTGCCCTCTGCTTCACCTGACGATTTATATAACGAGGTTCGCACCCCGAAGTTCCGCTGATACGCAGAAAAGGCGGTAAATTGTTATACTACTAATATATTGGGAAAGCCGTATGTTTGTGTCATAACATACAAAACACTTACTTTGTTAGACTCGAACTCCAGTTATCCTGTGAGTTAATTGTCCAATTTTTTCATTGAATTTATAGGTCACTGGATAAGCAATTTTATAGAAGTCACAATTCTTACATTTAAAAATATACTTACCTTTATCAAGACATCTAAAGACATGTTTGCCACCAGCACAGATGATTCTTTTAGAGGGACTATCAGCGTAATATGTTTTTCTTGTAGCTTTTTGCTTTGTCTGAGTGAATTCAACCCTCTTCATTTTTTCATTAACCACAGGAGTCATTACTGGAATTTCAACCTCTTCTTCTATAAACTTGTTTGTTTGGAAAGGAAATTTATTTGGCATCTACTATTACTTGGTCTGAATTAATTTGTTCTTCTAGGTTCTTCTTAGTTGCAATATAACCCTCAAGTTCATCAAAGAACTTTTTAACCAACTTATATTGTCCAGAAAGCTCATCTACTTGGATTTTCTTTGGTTGCCTAAATATTTTCTTGATTCTATCGGAGACAGTTACTTCTTCAGCTACATCCATAACAGTATTTTCTAATATAGAATTTTTAGCATACTCTTTAGCAGACAAAAGAATTTGCCTAACAAATTCAAATTTTTCATCAGTCAGTAATTGCTTTGCGACACTAGCCTCATCAATTATCTGATCATATTCAACCTGTGAAATGACTGTCTTATGATAAACCCTCTTGTTGTCGTATAGCTTTTTGCTCATATTTTATGCCACCCTTTTATTTTTGGATTTTTAGTTGATAAATAAAGCTGATAAAGATCTTTAAACCACCTATTAAACTCATGTTTAACATTACTTGCTAAATATCTTTCAGCGTGTTTTCTGATGCTAGTTGGGTCAAGTTGTTCAACTTCTTTAGTAGCTCTAACAAAATCTGCTAAAGTATTGCATCTAATACCAGTATATTCTGTTACTGTTTCCGGGAATACCGCAAAATTAGTTGAAATAACTGGAGTGCCACAAAGCATAGCTTCTACAGCGACTCCTCCAAAAGGTTCTAAGTAAATAGTAGGAACAAAAACAGCCTTAGCATTAGTCATTAACTCAAATCTCTGTTTAGCATCAACATAACCAACAAACTCAACATTAGAAGAATTAGTCTTATACTTACCCTGTCCTGCTATCTTGAGCTTAGCTCCAATAGCATCACAAGTTTTGATAGCAGTATCAATACCCTTACGGGGTATCTGTCTGCCAACATAGGCAAAGTAATCATCTTTAGTATCAGCTATCTTATCTTCTGGGAAGTCTTTAAGATCATAGTAGTTAGGGATGACCCTGTCATAGTAAGCACCGTTAATTGATTGTCTGGGATGTTCTGACCCATAAGTAAAGTTCTGGATGTAGCTTGACTCAAAAGCTCTGAAATTAGCATAAGATCCACGATAGCCAACACCAGGTTCAATGGTTAAATAAAGTTTAACACCATCATCAATTATCTTTTGATAACTACCTTGTGTAATCATTAAATAGTCATCATCATTTTTACGCTTATTTATTTCAGTAATACAGTTAGCATAGTATTTAAGAGTACAGTTAGTTCTTTTTGAATTGAAGTCAGTCTTAAACTGACCGTTCTTCCAGTCATAACCAATATTAAATCTATTATCTCCTTCACCCCAAGAATCCCTAATGTCCTTTAAGCTATGAGTTTGGATAAATTCTGTACATGGAGCATCACTACCCTCAGCACCATATA